TCGTCAGTGTACTTAGTTATATACTCGTGTGTCTCCTCCTCGGAAATGACTCTGATTATTAATTTAGTAGGGGGAGTGGTTCTGTAAAGAGGAAGTGCAGTGCAAAAAGGAGAAGTTAAAGTAACGGTTGACGGTTTGTGGTCGGCAATTCTAATTATGTGGTTTTCCTGTTGAATATTAATTAGGGGGTGTAAGGGGGCGGAGCCCCCTTGGGGGTTTAAGGGGGCGGAGCCCCCTTGGGGGTTTAAGGGGGCGGAGCCCCCTTTGCGCCTGCGTATTTGGGAGAGTGGTGGATGTTTATATAAGTTTAAACTTAAATAAATGGACACCGAGGTGTGAATCACTGCTGGCCTTTATTTACGAAAAAGTGAAAAGTTTACAATGGGTTCCAAAATAGGATCGTAATATGGGTGATCTCTTATATAGGATCTAGGACGCCTTTTCCATATTCTGGCGTCTTCTAACTCTTCCTGAAACTCTTTAGGAGTAAATCTACGGTTACGGGTTACATTTTCACCAAATATATTTGTTTTAAGTTTTATTATTTTTAGGTTAATCGCTTGAGTCGGAGCTTGAGCTGTTTGAGCTGTGACTGGAGGAGCTGGAGCTTGTCCGAGACCGTCTGTGCTTGCGTTTCTTCCTCGGATGTCTCCTCGTCTGTTTCTTGTGTTTTGTGCCTCGGGTTGAGGTGTCCAGAGTCTGTAAGAGATGTTGAACATATTTGGGTTTTAAGTCTTTTAGCTGCAGGTTCTGTAATGCATCCTCGTTTTTCGTCCCATGAGTATAAGAAGTATTCTTTTGGTGTTGACGGACTCTGGATCTCATATCTGCTGTTGATTGCACCGGGAGTGGGATACTTTTCCTGTTCACAAGGATTAAAAATTTTTTCCATTGGTGCTGGGCACCCACCCCATTTTAAATGTACTTTGTATTTAATTTGTGCATGTATGGATTTAGTGTAGTTTATTTTAGGTGCTGCTGGGCCTGTTTCTCCTATTGAGTTTTCCATTTCTGTTTGCATTCTATATGCTGGGTGCCAGTGTGCTCTTTCTGTTTCTGTTAATGATTCAATGTGTTCTGGTGGGTTTCTAAAGTAGTTGTCTATAAATAAGTATGCTGATCTTTTTGGAGTTATAAAGTCTGATTGTATTACTATTTGGTAGTCATCGTCTAAGTGTTGTATTGGTTTGGATTTTTTTATCCAGCTAGTAAATGCCCATGTCATTAACCATAGTGGAAAACCTTCTAGTATAATTTTATCATTTTCTGGTAGTATGTTAAAGTTGGTTGTTGCTATTGATGTGCTTTTAAAGTACATTTTGTTGTTATGACCAGTGTCTTTCAGTGGATTGTATCTGCATGGTTCCCACATATAATAAAGTCTGGTTGGTTTCTTTTGTGTATCTGCTGTAGGAGTACTTGTGCTATAAAATAATCTTGCATCTTTGTGTTGGAATTTATGGTGAAATGGGTTACCCCAATTTTGTTGTGGTGGTAGTGTGTTTTTGCTTATGTCTGATGCTTGTATAGGTTTGCCTTCTGTGTATCTTTGTGTTTCTCCTAAGTATACTAAATGAGTCCATTGTATGTCATTATCGTTTTCTGGTGCACCGTTTTCTGTGCCATATAAATATATATTTCCTTGTTGTGGTGTTCTTTTTGGTATGTATCCTTGTGTTCCTTCTGGTTTCCAGTTAGGGTTTTGAAAAAAGTCTGTATTTAATGTCCATAATGTTATATTATTTGATAATTGGTCTACTGGTTGAAAAAATTGTTGTAAAGATAATGCAGAAGATTTTAAAATAAATAGTGGCATGTTACATATATCTTGTTGAAAGTACCACTTGTTTAACCATAATGCTGGTGGTAGTATTGTTTTTTTAATATAGTTTTTTTTAAATTTTTTGTTTTTATTACTTGGTACTAGTATGGTTTTTCTGTCTAAAAGCATTCTACTTGGTTGTGTGTCTAAGTAGTCGTCTCTTGTTACTGAAAATGGTGGACATCTTATTATTTTTACTATGTAGTCTGTATCTTCACTTCTATAGAATGTAAGTGTTGTTTTTATGTATCTAACTAAAGGTAGTCCTCCGTTACTTGTTGTCCACCAGTTTCTACATTTTAAGTATTCATCATATAAAGCATTTAATGTAATTTGTATAAAAGACCATGCTCCCCCTCCAGGTTCTTGTATAGGTACAATACTTTCAGCAAATAAAGTAAAATTGTTACATAGTCTGCCGCGACCGCATAAAATTAAAGGTAAAGGTCCAGTAATAGTACATTTTCTAATAGTTTGAGGTTGCCATTGAGTTAGTTTTAGTTTTGATAGTTTTTTTCTTTTATATCTTTTAAAAAATTTTCTTCTTACCCACGTTCTTCGTCGCCATCTTCTGCGAATAGTCGTTCGAGGTCTCCTGGTGAGATACCTCCGTCTTCTTCTTGGTCTTGTTTGCCATCTTCTTCTCCATCTCCACGGGTAAGGCATAGTTGTGTTCCTCGTTTATTGAGTATTCTTTCAAGGTGTTTGATTGGGGTGTCGCAGCCGCAGAATAATCCGTGGTTGTGGATAATGGAGTTTACCCACTGTAGTTCTAGAGCTTGTGGTCCATATATTACTGGAGTTAATGACATTTCTGTAAAATAAAGTGTATTTTTTAGTTTCTTGCCCGGTTCCCCAGACTGATCTTGCCCGAATTGCCCCTAGACTTCGGTGGTTTCACTCACCTTCGGCTCCCGCCCAAGATCAGCCGGGTATCACTGATGTGATGCCGTCTCCGTCTGGCGTGGTAAACTCAGCCAT